TGATCGGGGATGGGCGCCGCTGGATCGTCGCCGACGAGGTAATCAGCGAGAAGGGCAGCACGCCGAGCATGGATGCCCGCCTCTCCATCGGGCTGCTCACCCGCTGGGGGCTGACCGTTGACCATGTGACCGCCGCCTATGGCGACACCAACAGCGCGGGCAAGGCCGGTAGCGGCTCCTCCGTCAACGCGCTGCTGGAGGCCGCGATCGCCGACATCTCCCGCCGCAGCGTCCCGCCGTTTGAGATCCGGCGCCCGAACAAGCGGGCCGGTTCCGTCGCAGCTGGAGAACGGGCGATGAACTCCCTCCTGCGGGAAGGGCAGTTGTTCGTGACCCTCCGCTGCACCTCGCTGATCCACAGCCTCCAGCACTACACCGGCAGCGAGCAAGACCTGAAGCACCCCATCGATTCGGTGCGCTACGGGTTGTCGGATGTCCTCCTGTCGCCCCCCGGATCTGACAAACTGCCGCCCACCCGGTTACTTGTGGTATAGGTGCAACGATGCTGCCGCTCATCCCCTTCTGCCCCCCACTCCCGCATCACACCGCGTCTGACCGCGACTGCCGCGAGTCCGCCGCCCTGCGCCGCCGTATGGTCGAGGGCGGCTGGATCATTGACGCCGCGCTCCGGCAGGCGGGCTTCTTTGCCGAGGAGGTGCGCGAGCTTCTCCCCGCCCCGGTGACCTCGCGTAACGCCGCGCTCCAGATCTGGGGGCAGATCGCCACGCTCTACGACGACACGCCGACGGTGGAGGCGACCGGCGCCCCCGACCTGTCCGCCATCCTCACCCCCGATCTCTGGCCCATGCGGCAACAGGCGCATCTGCTCCAGGTGGCCGCGAATGAGTGCCTGATGCGGGTGGACATCGACGCCGATCAGCAGATCACCTACCGCGTCGTTCCGGCGGATACCGTGGTTCTGCGCTCGGCACAGCGCAAGCCTGCGGGCGCCGCCCCGTTCAACCCGATTCGGGGCCAGCCCGTCCGCGTCGAGGAGTGCCGCCTGCGCGTCAGCCCCGACGGGACAGGCGAGGTCTGGACATGGGAGATCTGGGATGTCAGCGACCCCGCCGCCCCGACCTTTCAGATCCTGGCTCCAGCCACATCGAGGGACGCCTCGGGCAAAGACGTTGACGGCTGGGTGGACATGACCGCCGCCTATGCCGGTGCCGATGGCTGGCCCGATGGCTACCGGGATGTGCAGGAGCGCCCTGTTCTCCCCTACGTCGTCTGCCATCGCCGGGTCGGGGATCACCTCCGGGAGCCGTTCGCCGGGCAGGAGGCCGTAGCCGGGACGCTCGACGCCTCGGCGCTCTGGACGTTCTGGTTTGCGGGGGTGCGCGACGGGACACACCCGCAGCGTTACCTGATTGACGGCATCGTCCCGGCTACCTCTGTCAGCAGCGCCGGGACGGATGTGATGGGCGTGCAGACGGTTGTGATGACCCCGCAGACGGTCATCCAGATCCACGGCATCCGACGCGGCGACACCTACAGCAGCCCGAACGCCGGCCAGTGGCAGCCCGCCTGCGACCCCTCCACCCTCGGCGCCGCCATCGAGAGCTACGAGGCCGGGCTTGCTGTCGGCGCCGGTCTGTCCCCCGCTGACATCCAGCGCGGTTCCTCCGGCCTCTCCGGCTATTCCATCGTCGTCAGCCGGAAGGGGCAGCGCGACCAACAGAAGAAGCTCATCCCGCCCTCCCGCATGGCCGATCAGTTGCTCATGGCGAAGGCTGCTGCGCTCCTCAACCGCCCCGACCTGCCCATCGACCCTGCGGCGTGGTCAATCCAGTATGCGACCCTGACGACATCCCCGGAGGAAGCGAAGGCCGATCAGGAGGTCATCAAGGGCGATCTGGAGTTGGGCCTGCTCTCCCGGCGCGGCGCGATCCGCCGCCGCAACCCCGGTATCACCGACACGCAGATCGATGCGCTGATCACGGAGATCGAAGGGGAGAAGGAGGGGGAGGACGACGCCGAGGACATGCCCGACGACGACGCCGCGCTGACTGACCTCCTGACCCGCGCCGCGACTGCCGCCCCCGAAGATGCGCGCCGCCTGATCGTGGACGCGCTGGCGCTGCTCGGAACGGAGGAGGCTGACGAGGAAGGGGAGGACATGGAGGATATGCCCCCTGGATCTGACGATGCCGGTTGAACGCGCCACCGTTGACGGGCAGCCGGGGTATCGGTGGGGGCAGGCCGGGAAGGTCTACACCTACACCGCCGGGAGCGCCACCAGTCGCGCCCGCGCCTATGCCTCTGCCGCCCGACAGGGAGCAGCCGCCCGCGCTGCCGGTGCCGATGCTGCGCCCCGCACCTTCACCCCGCCCGCCCCCGTCGCTGCCGCTGCTGCCGCTGCGCTGGAGGTGCGCGCCCTCTCCGCACCGTCTAACCGGGGTATGACCCCCGTTGGCATCGCCCGCGCCCGCGACCTGAGCAACCGCCGCCCCGTCAGCCTGGAGACGGTCAAGCGCATGGCTAACTACTTCACCCGCCACGCCTCTGACAAGCAGGGCGCCACCTGGGCTGACAAGGGCAAGGGGTGGCAGGCATGGAACGGGTGGGGCGGCGATCCGGGGGCGCGGTGGGCGCGCTCCATCCTGAGCCGCTATGCCGGATAGCCCCCTGATGACATGGCCTGATGCCCTCGCCGCGATGAAGGCAGGCGCGCAGGTTGCCCGCAAGGACAGCCCCGGCGATCCGGTGTACATGCGGCTGGTGTGGCACGACGACCGGATCTGTTATATCTCCCGCAGGTGCTTTGTTCCGCAGTCAATCCGGCCATCTCCCAGGTGGGAGCAGGCTGCGGATTGGATCACCCTCCCTCCTATCGGAGTTCGACATGCCTACCGATGAAACGCCCCCCGCCGTCCACACCCCGCCGCAGACTGTCACCGACGTAAACGGGCGCGCCCTGCGCCTCGGGGAGTTCGACCCTGAGATCGGGGCGCATGTCTATCAGGACATCGACGGCAAGCCCTTCATCCCCCTGTCTGCCCACAAGCTGACGCGGGAGGAGCTGAAGGCCGCGAAGGCCCGCGCCACCGACCCCGAAGCCCTGAAGCCGATCCGCGATCAGATCCGGCAGGAGGTGGAGGCGCAGTTTGCCCCCCGCATCATCGAAGCCCAGCTCGACGGCGCCCTCTACCGCCACGGCTTCGCCGACGACGCCGAGACGCGGGAGGAGGTGCTGTCCCGGTACAGCAGCGTCAAGCCCGACGCCGAGGGCAAGCGCCCCTCCCTGGCCGAATGGCTGAAGGGGCAGCGCGAGGCGAACGACGGCGCCGGTACCCGGTGGCTGCGCTCCTACCTGCGCGACGAGGCGCCCCCCGCCGCGAAGCCGCCCGCGAAGGAGGCCGCTGCGCCCCCCGTCACGAAGCCGCCCCCGAAGTCTGATCCGAACGGCGGCGCCTCCCGTACCGGCGCACCCCCGGCGCGGTCGGGCGGGTACAGCGATGCAGAGATCGACGCGATGAGCTTCGACGAGGTAGTAAAGAACCTGGCAGGGGTCAAGGCGCGGTACAGCCCCCCCAAGTAGCCCCCTTGACGGATGGCCCGATACCGGTAATGCTATCGGTATCGCCACCGGGCGCCCGCCGATACAGGGTGTAGGCAGAGAGAAGCAACTTCCTCCCTCCCCCTGTACTGGAGTCCCCGATGGCAAATGAAGTCTCCTACGCGACCCTGATCACTGACGGTGGCCGTATCGCGAAGATCCTCGCGGCGATGCTGCACGTAAACCTGTACGACAGCCAGACCGGCCTGCGGGATCTGATGGAGTTCCGGCCCCTGACCGGCCCCTCGTCTACGCTGAACGTCGCCAAGGTGAGCATGGCCTACACCGCCGCTGCGGCTTCGTCCGAGACGAGCGGCGGCGCGTCGAACACCGCCCTCGCAACCGGCAACTTCGACCTGACCCCGAGCCGCTACATCCTGAAGATGCAGCCCACCGATCTGTTCGGCATCACCAGCCGGGGCGCCCCCGTCACGCTGGAGACGGTCGTGGCCGCGCTGACCCTCTGCGTGGATCAGACCCTCGCCTCCCTGCTCACCGGCCTGTTCTCCGGCGTCTCCGGCAACGTCGGAACCTCCGGCGTCAACATGAGCGCGAACGACTTCTTCAACGCGATCTACACCCTGAACCTCGCCAACAACCCGCAGCAGCTCGCGGCGGTGCTGCACAACGTTCAGGTCAACGATCTGATCGAGTCCATCCGGGGTGAGGGTGGCGCGATCCAGTTCCGGGAGGACATTCAGGGGATGTTCAAGAATCCGGGTGTCGCCTTCCGTGGCGATCTCCTCGGGGTCAAGGTCTACCAGAGCGACAAGGTGCGGCTCGCCAACGCGAACGCCGACCGGCAGGGCTGTATGTTCTCGCAGGGCGCCTTCGCCTACACCCTCGGGGATGTGGCGCAGCTCCTCTCCAGCTCCATGATCAACCCCGCCGACATCATCATGCAGTCCCCGGAGATGTTTATCGAGCGCGACCGGGACGCCGAGAACGCGATGTCCAGCATGATCCTGAACATGTACCCCGGCGTTGCCGAGGCCGAGGATGCCCGCGCGGTCAAGATCACGACCGACGCCTGATCCGGCCTCCCTCCCTCTCCCTGATCTTCGGAGTTCGATATGCCTACCGTAACGATCGCTGCCCCCCGCGCCCCTTCTCCCTCGTCTGTCGAGGAAGGGATGCTGCCCCCCGGCGAGGCACGCCCGCGCTGGTTCTATTCCCACTTCCCGACCGGATGGGAGTTCGTTGAAGGTGCCGATGGCGGCTTCCTCCCCATCCTTGATGAGCAGATCAGCACCGCTGGGGTCAACGGCGTTCGCGCTGCGTTTGACCGCAACGGGCGCCCCATCGGCGTAGATGACGCCCCGCTCCGTACCGGTCT